CAGCATACAAGACATAGATCTAAAACGCCAATTTTTAGAGCAGGCAAACATATGGTGGTGGGAAAGCAATCGTAGCATTCCCATCAACATTTTCCTCAAGGAAGATTGGGAAGTTTTTCGTCCCTACTTGAAAACGTTCAGCAACAAAGACCTAGAAATACTGCATGGGCCTGTGTGCAGCCTCAATGAAATGGCCCGCAAAAAGTCAAAGCGTAAATCGATTACGCTGGTTCGACGGCTTGATTGAGCACGTTCATGTGCAATGACACCAACATTGCATAGCTGAGAGCATGTGCCTTTTTAAATGTATAGCCACGGCTGTCATCTCCATCCCACACTGACTCAAACACAGTTGCCCAGGGCTGATTCTGTAGGTGTGCTTTGCCTGGCCTAATAATCGAAATAAATGCAGCCATTCTGGGAATTGAATCTGGCTTCATTTGTTTGAGTAACTCTGTGTAATTACCAACGTGAACCAATTGCTGGGCCCACTGGGGATCTTGCCACAGCCGTTGCCACGGAGGAGTAGCTGCCAACATTTGCTCATAGTGCTCAGGGCTTTGAATCAACTTGTAAACGTGCATGTTTAAGAAGTCAATTTTGAAGTATCCGCGATCTTCGGCAGTTTGATAATCTATGGCTGCACACTCATTGACTGGGTCATAGGGAATGTCTGTTACATACACGCCCGAATTGTGACGCCTGACTCGGCCATCTACAATCTGCCGTGCAGGTGTATGCTGAATTAATTTCAACGCAGCATCTCTGTCAGCAAAGTCTAAGTCAATGTCTGCACTCATTGTGTGTAATACTTTTAATTATATCAATGTCCATGCGATAAAAATATACACCAACTGATGCGCCATTTGATCCGCGCCCAAGTGATTCCAAAAAGTCTTGGTGGTGATATCTGGGTTACCATAGTTCATCTTGATCCAGTCAATGTGATAGTGTAACACAAAATCCAGGATACCCATGATTATGGCCCAAACTGGCACAATGAAAAATCCCAAGATGGCCGCTGTGGCCAGGCCATGTTTAAAACTGTGACCAACTCCACGCAGATCCAAGTATGTGCCTTTGTGTTTGACTTCTTCATCGCTTTGATTAACAAAGTCCACATACCAGTGCTTTATTTGCAACAATATCAAAATAAAAATCACTGTTTCCATTACCATCCTGCCTTGGTTAGTATTTCTCGAGCATATTCTTGATCAGCTGAGTAGTCTGCAAATTTCTTGTTCCATGTATCTACATTGATATATGGCCAAATCATAGCCAACTGCTCCTGGTTGGCCTCACTCAAAAACTTTTGCCCGGACTCTGAATTATAAATCACCCAAGCGCTCAGTCTGCCTGTGGTAATAGCATAACACACAGCATTGGCATTGCCGTAGCGCACACAGTCCTGACTGGGACTACCATTCTTTTCGGCCCAGTCAATGGCATATTCCATGGCTCTAGTCAAAGCATCATCTACTGCTTCTATGGTCAAATACCAAGTCAGATACTCTGTGTAGAGTTGATCAGATGCCCAACGGTCAATTTTCTTTTGATGCTTCAACAGCCAGTTCATAAACTGGCTAGGATTGATCGTTTTGGCTCCAACACAGTAACGCCCAAACTTTACAAAGGCCAGATAATAACTGCTTTCACAAAAGTCTTCATAGGTCTTTAACTTTGCTGATCCTTGAGCCTGCTCATAGAATTTGATGTAGGCTTGAAATCCCAGACGCACACCCGGATCGTCTTTGTTTAGTCTACGGCGTTTGGGCTCACACATGTGAACCTCAATGCTGCTTTCTTTGGCAAATGTTTTTTTACAGTATTCACAAACAAATGTCATTTTTCTCGACCATGCAGTTTGATGTAGTTGTCAAGATCTTTTTTTGTAGTAACAGCAGCCAACACATCAATTTCATCTTCCTTGTAGTGCGGAAAAAGTTCTGCCAGTTGCTTCTTCAAACTGCCCGCGCCTGCTTCTTTCTTTTTAGGAGCAATCCATTGATGTCTTTGAGCGCCCATGTCTGGACTCACTGTGGTAGCCAACAACCATTGCAGTTTGGGATGTTTATTGATGTCAAAGAAATGTTTGTTCAGTCGCTGGTTGGCGGAAATCACATAGAACTCTTGCAATTCTCTGCTGCCCTGCACACTTGAACCCCAACGGATCATCAAATAGTTTGAAAACTTCTTCTTTTCTTCATCAGTCAAGTCGTCATAGAATGACCTGACCTTGTGGTCAAACATCCGCATTTCGTTGGCAATGTTTAGTTTATCGCTCATTCTTTTTAAGATTATACATTACAAACAGTTGATCCAGCAACTGTTTCATGCCCGGATCTGTTTCGCACATTTTGACCACTTCGTTGAGTTCGCTCAACATTCTTTTGTTTGCACTAACAGGGTCATAGTCTTTGCTGGACTCATAACCCACCACATGACGTTCGGTCTTACCAAACTCACGAGCATAGATGATGCCTTCGCTACGTTCGTAGATATAAGTTGCGCCAGGAGTAAGTGTGCCCATCAGTGATTTCGCTGCCCGCCAAACACACAGTTGAATACCATGTTCATGTCCCCGGTGTTGATCACTCTATGAAATGCACCGTCAGGAATCAACACAATGTCACCTTCTTTGACATCAAACGGTTCGGAATCTTCTTCGCCCACAATCATTTGCCCCCAGCCCTGCACAAAGAAATACACTTCTTCTTGCCCGGGATGCCTGTGTCCGCGAGTTTGCTGGTTGCGATACAGCTTGGTCGAACTCAACACCAAATTTTTTAGAGTCTTGTTGTCTTTGAGCACGTAGGTGTCATTGCTTTTGACAACATCGCCACCTATGTCATATTCGTTGACTTTGTTCATGTTACCATGCCTTGTCGTAATTAACAATTTCGCAGTTGCGACTGATGTCTTTGACAAAATACACACACTGCGGTTTGTGTCCTTCGGTGATTGGCACACACAATATCTGCCCATTTTTAAGCTTGGGTGCATACCAAGTGACTTCTTGATACACATCCACAATTTCAATTTCAGGAAAACTGGGTCTAAAACTACTCAGCGGATTGAATTCAAATATTTTAAAACCACGATCATTGATCGACGTCAATGGCAACATTTCCAAGTCGCCAAGATCGGGTTCACCAATCAGCACTTGCCAGTCCATGGGCATGCGAATTCTTTGTTGACCAATACGAAGAACCAATGCAGGCGCTGTAAAGCTTTCTAAAAAAATCAGCGGGATGTAATGATAGTCCGGGTCTGCTGGTGTAGAATTATCCAGGATGGCAAACCGCATGTCATCCACTTCTTCAGGTAGATGGTCCAGTTCAAATGTTTGATTGTCTAGGGTTAAAATGCGAATTTTCTTCTCCAAGATAAATAAAAGTGCAGATCGCGTAGCGTCAACTACCATCTGCTCTAACAGTTATCAAGGAACTATCAGCCATGTATTTACAAAACAAGTATACTAAATGTTATTATAGTATTATTGTCCGGGCAATGTCAAGAGATTTGTCAAAAGAAATCTATACCGAACGCCACCACATTATTCCCCGAAGTCTAGGAGGATCAAATAACTCAACTAACTTGGTCAAACTTACAGCAAAAGAACACCGGCTTGTTCACATATTATTGCCACGCATGACCATCAACCCTGCACATACAAAAAGTATGTGGTATGCCTTGTGGATGATGTTAAGAACAAGAAACAAAGATCAAAATAGAAAAATTTCCAAAGGTAGTATGTTTGAATTTGCTAAAATTGAGGTAGCTAAAAATTCATCTCAACTTCATAAAGGCAAAACAGTGTCTAACGAAACCAGAGAAAAACTATCTAAATCCTGCCAAGGTAGACCTTCTGCATTCAAAGGTAAAACACATTCTGCTGAGTCAAAACAAAAATTATCAACCGCACATAAAGGTAAAACTATTGCCCCAGAGACTGTTGCAAAAATTCTAGAGTCACGCAAGCATTATCGGCATTCTGAGGAGACCAAGCGTAAAATCAGCCAAAGTCAAATGAGCAAAACCGTAATAGTCTCTGAGGAGACCAAGAAAAAAATTTCTGAATCTAAAAAAGGAAAAAGTGCAGTTTGGCTAAAAGGAAAGCCGGCACATAATCAAGGAATACCTCATACTAATGAAACAATAGAAAAAATGCGTGTGCCAAAACCTAAATTTACATGCTCTCATTGCGGAATCGTGGTTGGTGGTCAATCAAATTATAATCGCTGGCACGGTAATAATTGTAAGAAGATCATTTGATGGTCATCCATTCAAGTTTTTCTTGCGTGAACGGGTAGTTGGCTTCTTTGTAGTAGGCTTTGCGTTTGGTAAGGTGTCGCTTGGCAAACTTGCAGGTTGAGGTGACGTCCCAGATCTGCACATGGTCTTTGTCTTGGGCTTTGCGGATTCCTCGACCAATTGATTGTATGACTCTAACAAACGACTTGCCTGGTTCAACCAGCACAAGGTTAAATATACGGGGTATGTTAATACCCACTGCGGCAACACCATAGGTTGCGACAATGATTTTGTCTGAGGATTCTGCGACTTCTGCATAGTGTTCTTTTCTTTCGGTTCCTTTGGTTGCGCCTGACACAAATACCGCACGTTCGCCCAAGCGTTCCACCAAGGCCTGGCCGGCTGCTACCCTGTCTACCAGCACCAAGGTATTGCCTGTTTCATTGACCTGTCGAATCAGCGAAGCAATGGTGTCCAATCTGCCGGACTCTTCTAACAGGTATTTGAGTTCGCTTTGATAGTTTGCGTATTCCACATGGTCTTGCAGTTGCACAATGTTGACATGGCATTGCGCCAACACACCCTGTTGCTGTAATTCGTTGGCTGATAGTTTGCCCACCACAGGCCCAAGGCTGACCAACAGAGCTTGGCTTTCGAATTTCTCTTTGGGAATGGTTCCTGTAAGTCCCCAACGCAACGGAATCTTGGCCATTACTCCTGTGAGTAGTGTTTTAAGTGCATCGGCCTTGGCCATGTGCACTTCGTCCACCATAATACACACAACATTTTCAATAAAATCACCGATGGTAAAATCAGCCACCCCGGACTTGGTATTCTTCAGCAACACATTTAGACTTTGCCAGGTGCAGATGGTATGTGTGCGTCCAAATTCTTTGCGATCACCGTAGAACACTCCCACATCAAGTCCTAAATTAATATAGTCTGCTTCGGTTTGTTCCACTAGGCTCTTGTTGGGCACAATGACAATTGATCTGCCATAAGTTTCTACGGCTGCGCTAAGTGTGGCAGTCATGATAGTTTTGCCGGCACCAGTTGCTACTTCTTGAATGCACTGAGGATTTTGCAAAAAGTTGTTGACAATCTCAACTTGATAATCTCTCAACATCACTGGCTCACCTGCTGCTGGATGTCCTTTGGGCCATGTTTGATGTGCCCAACGATTTTCTTTCACGGCATTAAAGTTAAACGCAACAGAATAATCACGCTGATCATCTAGTTCAATGTCGTAGTTCAACTGTTCCAATGCAGGAACAATTTCGGGCAGTAAGTTTGTATAAGTGCTGCCGCCTAGCTGAAAGAAGCTGACCTTGCCATCCCATCTACCCAGTCTTACCGCAGGCAAATATCGTGCATAAGGAATGTCATATTTGAATTTGTTGACTAGTGCTCGACGAGCATCAAGGTCTAACCCATCAATTTTGATATTGACTTCATCTTTTATAATTATAGTTGCTTGCTTCATTGAACAAGTATATATTCACTGTGTCATTAAGTCAAAAAAACAGGCTCCAAAGAGCCTGTTAAAAGAACCGCTGGTGCGATTCAGGAGCTAACTGCTGTAACTAC